ATTCAAACACCTTGGCATTTACAAATCGTAAGCCGTTGGTGCTAACATCCAGTGCTGATACCAATCTTCCAGGTGCACCTGGACAGCCATATACACCAAAAGATTCAGTTGGTGCTATTGGTGACTATGCAATTATTCCGATTGGATCACAACAATCTCCAAGCCACAATCCGATGTTCTACAAAGACTATACCAATACTTGGGTAGCACTGGGAACAGCAGATTGGCAAAAAGCATGGCCTACTGTGCAAAGTAGTTTTGCTACCTATGCTGGCAACGAAGTTGCTGGTGGTACAGTGGTTACTATTAATAATGTTGCTGTTACTATTACAGCAGGTGGCTCAAATGCCACAGCCAGCGAAGTAGTAAGTGCAATCAATGGCGCATTTGCTGCCAACTACGGTGACGGTATCCATGCAGAAATCAGTTCATACACAAATGGACGTTTGGTTATTCGTGCTACCGCAGCAGCAATGAGCGATGGTTCTACGGTTAACGGTAAGGTCGTAATCAACGACGACGCTGGCGCACAAGCACTGGGACTAGGCGGTGGTGGTACTTATTATGCACCAACACTAGATTTTGGTACTTATGTTGAAGTTCCTGCATACGGCGCAGGCGAGCGTGAAGTAGGTGCTAAGCCTGCTGCAACAGGCAGTGTGTGGTTAAAAGAAACTGCAATTGGTAGTGGTGCTGATTGGGTTATCAAACAGTACAATGCCAACACAGGCTTGTTCAATCAACTGGCAGCGCCTATGTACAGCAGCAATGCTGATGCATTGTATAATCTAGACAAGCTAGGTGGCGGACTGGGATTGACTGTTGGCACATTGTATGTTCGTTACAGTTCATTACAAAACTTCCCAGGCACATTTAAAGTGTTACGCCGTTATCGCGACGGTGCGGCAAAAGCAACAGGTACCACACCTGGCACATTTACACCAGGCGATACATTCCAATTGGTATCAACACAACCTGGTCAATCTGGTTACGGTGTACACAATTTCCAATTGGTTGACACCAATGCAGCCGGTTTTGTTAAATTGATTTTGAGTGCAGCTATTCCAAACGTATATGCACAAGTTGAATCCAGCGGCGCTATTACAATTATTCACCGTGCAGGCGGCGAAATCTATTTGGTTAATACCACTACTGGTCGCAACCCAATTGCCACAGCTGGTTTCCCAACAGTGAGCCCGGTAGCTGGTACTTCAATTGAAACATCAGGCACATACGTCGGTGATGTGTTGATCAGCAACTGGTTAGCACCAACCTACACCTACAGTGTGTCACAACCATATACACCACCTGCAGATGGTACATTGTGGTACTACAATGATGCTGTTGAAGCAGACGTTATGATTTGCGACACCAATGGTTGGAAAGGTTATCGTACACTGAGCAATGATGCTCGCGGATATAATCTAACACAAACAGATCCATTAGGACCAATTTTCTCTGCTACTGCACCTAGCCTGCAAAGTACTTTGGTTGGTATTGTTCCAGGCGATCTATGGGTTGATACCAGTGACTTAGAAAACTTTCCTAAGGTAAGTCGTTATAACGGCACCAAGTGGGTGCCGGTTAATAACACAGATCACATCACACAAAACGGTATTCTGTTTGCAGATGCACGTTGGGATGCTGATCTAGACAACAGCAGCAACAGCATCGGTGGCATTTTAGATCCAATTGCTGGCACTACTCCTGTAATTGCCAACATGTTGTTGAGCAACTATCATGACCTAGATTGCCCAGACTACAGACTGTATCCACGTGGAACTATCCTGTGGAACACACGTCGTAATGGCATGAATGTCAAGCAGTATGTGAGTCATGCATTTACATCTACATCATATCCTGATGCAGGCACTGCAACAGATCACACCACAGGCAATTTGCCAACGCAAACAGCTACATGGGTAAGTGCCAGTGGCACAGCAGATGACGGTACTCCATACACAGGTCACAGGGCAGTGCGTAACATGGTTGTTAAAGCCATGAGAGCTGCTATTGATAGCAACACAGAGATCCGTGAAGAACAGTACAACTTCAATCTAATTGTTGCACCTGGATACCCAGAATTGTTAAGCAACATGACAGCGTTGAACAATGATCGTGCTAACACAGCATTTATCATTGGTGACACACCATTGGACTTAAAGCCAAACGATATTGATCTAACAAACTGGAGCAACAATGTTGCAACCACAGCAGACGTTTACACAGCTATCTACTATCCAGCTGGCTTAACAAATGATCTAAATGGTAACCAAGTTGTTGTACCTCCGAGCCATATGGCACTGCGCACATTTATACATAACGATGCAATCAGCTATCAATGGTTTGCACCAGCTGGCGCACGTCGTGGTCTAGTAGACAATGCAACAGCGGTTGGATACATTGATTATGCAACTGGTTTGTTCTACAAAATTGGTGTGCGCCAAAGCCTACGAGACAGTTTGTATAGTTTGCGCATGAATCCAATTGCCAACTTGCCAGGCCTAGGATTGGTTGTGTTTGGTCAAAAAACACGCAGCCCAATTCCACAAAGCATGGATCGTGTGAACGTTGCTCGATTGATTAACTACATTCGTAGCATACTAGGCGGTATCAGCAACAGCTATTTGTTTGAGCCAAATGACAAGATCACACGTGATCAAATTAAACAAGCAATCGAAGGTGCGTTAAATGATCTAGTTGCAAAACGTGGTATCTATGATTACCTAGTGGTTTGCGATGGTAGTAACAACACATCAGCTCGTATTGCACGTAATGAACTGTATGTTGACATTGCTATTTCACCAGTTAAAGCAGTGGAGTTCATTTATATTCCGATTCGCTTGAAGAACCCAGGCACAATCGGTGGAGCAGGGAAATAACAGTAGTTAATGGAGTGTGGTAGCACACTCCAACTCTTCCCAAAATGAACTAAATAAGAATATAGGAGACTAATAAAATGTCCGTAGCAAGTTTAACAAGATTTACAGTTCCTCTAGCAAGTGACCAGAGTGCAAGTGCTCAAGGTCTATTGATGCCAAAACTGGCATATCGTTTTAGAGTTAGCTTTGAGGGATTTGGTGTAAACCCAAACACCGTAGAATTAACCAAGCAGGTTATGGACGTAACTCGCCCTAACGTTGAATTTGGTGATATTGTTGTTGATGTATATAACAGCAAGATTAAATTAATAGGCAAGCCTGAATGGCAACCAGTAACCGTTAATCTACGTGATGATGCTGCTGGTAATGTAAGTCGTTTAGTTGGCGAACAAATTCAGAAACAATACGACTTTATGGAGCAGGCTTCTGCTGCTTCTGGTATTGATTACAAATTTATCACACGCATCGAAATGCTTGATGGCGGTAATGGTGCAAGTAGTCCAGCTGCTCTAGAGACCTGGGAACTATACGGTTGCTATCTTAAGAGCGTCAACTACGGTGAAGCAAACTATGCATCAGGTACTGAACTGGTTAAAGTTGCACTAAGCATTGTATATGATAATGCAGTACAAACACCAGATGGTTCAGGTATTGGAACATTTGTCGGACGATTAGCAGGCGACACTGCTACTGGTTAATCCAGAAGACCCCACTCAAAGCCCGGTATACCGGGCTTTTTTTATGGCTAAATATTAATATAGGCGGATTTTCTCTAATGGACATTAATTCCTTTTTACCATTGCTCAGTGGCGCAAGCGGCGGCACACTACATGACTACGCACACGCTGATCGTATTTTCCATGCTGGGAACTATTTTCGTCATCCAAAATATCAGTTTCTATTCTATGTTCGTATTAATCTGAATGATTTTTTGAGTAATTATTATGAACAACGAGAAATAGGCGCATTGTGCAAGAGCGTTTCATTACCAAAATTTACAATGCAGGTAAAAAATCTCAATGCCTATAATCGTATTAATCTTGTGCAAACAAAAATAGGATATGATCCTGTTACTTTTAAATTTCACGATGATGCAGCAGACATCATTAGAAGATTTTGGTACGATTATTACAGTTTCTATTATAGAGACAGTGACTATCAAGATGCTACCTATCAAGCACCGCACAAGTATAATCCAAGAGCAACAGACCAGTGGGGATATACTCCTAGGTCAGATTATGGCACGGGAGATAGTCAGCTGATTAGAAGTATACAGATATTCAGTTTCTTTCAAAAGAAGTTCAGTTGCACCACGCTGCATAAACCTTTGATAACCAGTTTTCAACACGGCGAGCATGACTATGCTCAAGGAACTGGTCTACTAGAACACACAATGACCACACAATTTGAAACAGTGACATATGAATCAGGTTCTGTGGTAGACGGAAACTTTGGCGGCGACATGTTGATAATGTACGACAACAATCCAAGTTCTATCACCCCGACAACACCAGATGGCCTGCCGGGAACTGACTATACCATGGTAAATGGTCAGATGGTTCCGGCC